GGCCTGTCGTGGACGTTCCCATGCCCGGTACAGGGCACCGTGATATTGCGCGACCCCACCTTTATCGCCGGGTTGTCCACCAGCGTCAAATTCCTCGACGCCAAAGGACACCAGCTAGACGGTCAGGTCACCTCGGGAGGCAATGCCGTTGCAATCCCTGCCGGCACCGTCAGCCTGCGCTTCGAAATCCTCTCCAGCGAGGCCACGCCCACCGCGAAGGACGGTGACCTCCGAGTCCAGCTCGAATCCGGCGACACCGCGCACGAGTGGATGCGACCCGACAACACGAGCCTTAGGGGGGGGGTGTGAATTAGCGAACCTGTATCCGCGTGTCACCGGACTGCCTAAAACATTAGGCACCGACCCGGGTGTTATGGTCACGGAACCATCGCCGGGCACGTACCGTTTCAAAGGCTCCACCACGACAGGGGCCGGCTCGTGGAATGACTTGACCAGTGTGGTGCAT